AATCCCGCAAGCATGAAATGCGCTTTTCGGACCAAACCGAAAAATCCTACACTGAGGCCCTCTTCCAGGTGGCCGAAATCGACTCTGCATTCGCAGAATTGCCGGCAGAAATCCGGCAAACCTTCTCAAACGACCCGAGCCAGTGGCTCGATTCACTTGAAGGGGGTGACCAAGGGTCACCCGAGATCGTCCCTCCTGCGGCTTCTCCTGAAGCCGAATTGATCGACCCCCCGGCCGATCCGCCTCCTGACCCCCCCGAGTCGGAGGCAGAAACATAACACTAGCTTGTCCTGTTATGTTCCAGTTGGTCCCTATATACTCACCACTCCCTCACTGATCGGTACCTTCCCCATGAGACGCAGAAAAATGTCCCGCAAAAGCTCTCGCAAGCTGTTCAAAAAAACGGCAAATCGCCTGCACAAAAGAAACAAACTCGGCACCGTTCCACGGGGCGGCGTCGTACTTTAAAAAAGGAACCCCTCTCAGACATAGACGCCCTACTGCGGACGCGCGGAAAACGTTAGTACGCTGTTTGGGGTTCCTCCTTCTCACCGGATGCGCGTCCACTGAAGGCTTACAATTGTGCCTTGTTATCTCCCACTCGACGCGTATCACGGACCAGGTGGCATCACCTTCAAACGAAACGAAAGTTTCGGAACCCTCATCAAAATACCCTGCGGCCGATGTATCGGCTGCAGACTCGAGCACGCCAAACAATGGGCGCTGCGCTGCTACCATGAATCACTGCAAACGGAAGAGGACGGACTCGAATCGATGTTCCTCACTCTGACTTACGCAAACGAACACCTTCCAGCCGATCACCAATTAAAACACGAACACTTTCAAAAGTTTCTTCGCAAACTGCGAAAAAAAAACAAACAAAAAATACGCTACTTTATGTCTGGCGAATACGGCGAACCTACCGAAAAGAATAATTTCATCGCCCGCCCGCATTATCACGCGCTTATTTTTGGCTACCGACCAACTGACCTCACACTCGTAAACCTACGAAACAAAAACCGAAATTACATTTCGGAATCCTTCATGGAGTACTGGCCTCACGGTACTCACGAAATCGCGCACCTAAATTACAAAAACGCCGGTTACGTTGCACGCTACACACTCAAAAAACAGCAATCGATAGAATGCGATCCCGAGACTGGCGAGGTAAACTACAAACAGCGCAACGAAAAACCAATTTACATAAAAATGTCTCTTCATCCCGGCATCGGTAAAAAATGGTTCTTAAACCATCAATCCGATTTCTTCCCTCATGACTACGCGGTCACTCCTGACGGTCGGCAGACCGCCGTACCAAAATATTACCGCAAACTTCTCGAACGAGAAAATCCAAAACTCGCAGACGAACTTCGCGCCCTTCGGGTTGAAAAAGCACAAAGCAATCCCGATAACACCTGGGACCGAATGGACGTCAAACACTTCATACAAACAAAAAAAGCCGAAAGGCTTATAAGGAACCTCTAAAATGCAAAAAATCTACACTGTCTATGACGAAAAAGCCGGCGCATTCCTGCCGCCGTTCTTCGTACCCGCCGATGGCTTAGCCCTTCGCGCATTCCAAGACTGCGTTAACGCACCTGACCACCAATTTGGCAAACATCCCGCCGACTACACCCTATTTCGCATGGGCGAATGGGACGATGTAACCGGAGACTTCGCTCTCACGGATCGCAAATCACTCGGAAACGGCGTAGAGTTCAAAAAAATCACCCTCCCCGACAATCTGGAGCTTCCATTAAATGAGCCGCCGCCCCTCGACAGAAACAAATAAATTTAACGCGACGGCGACCGCAGTAATTCCGCGGTCGTCGTTCGATCTCTCGCACGGACTCAAAACCACATTCGACGCAAACGAATTAATTCCAATCTTCAACATGGAAATTTTGCCAGGAGACTCGATCTCCCTTCGCGCCTCGATATTCGGGCGCATGGCAACACCACTAAAACCGCTCCTCGATAACCTCCACTGTGAAACGTTCTTTTTCTTCACGCCTACACGCCAAGTGTGGGATAACTGGATAAAATTCCACGGAGAACAAGAAACTCCGACCGACTCAATCGACTTCCTCGTGCCCGTTCTTGATATTCAAGCGGGCGATATGCTCGTCGGGTCAACTGCCGATTACCTCGGCCTACCAACTGAGAACGACGTCGCAGACGTCACACTCTTACCACCAATCTCGTCGCTACCCTTCCGGTGCTTGAACCATATTTATAATAATTGGTTTCGCGACCAAAATATTTCGACCGCTCGGCAAGTCCCGAAAGGGGACGGTCCCGATCTGATGGGCGCAAATAACTTCACCACTCCGGCCATCCGGCGCAAACGTAAAGACTATTTTACGGGCTGCTTGCCGTGGCCCCAAAAACATGGCGATGTGACTGTATCCCTTGGGGAATTCGCACCTGTCACCGGCTTAGGAATCATCAATCCGCCGCTCGCCATTCCCGGCGTAGCCATCACGGAAACCGATGGCTCAATCAAAACTTACGCAAATCAATATCCATCCTCGACACTTTCAATCGAGGTGGAACCAGTCGCCGGAATCACACCAAATATCTTCGCGGACCTGTCGCAAGCGGCAGGAATCTCGATCAATGATCTCCGCGAATCAATCCAAATCCAAAGACTACTCGAACGCGATGCCCGATCCGGGTCTCGCTACCCTGAACTGCTCCGAAGTCATTTCGGAGTCTCTGATCCGATGATGCTTGTGCATCAGCGCCCCGTTTTCCTCGGGGGCGGACACACTATGATCAACGTCACACCGATCGCACAAACTGCCGCAGGCGTTGTCTCCGGCACTGGCCCAGGTGGCGGCGAAATCGCCGAAACACCGCAGGGCAATCTAGCCGGCGTCGGTACAATCTCTGCATCCGGCCACGGATTCACTTACTCGGCAACTGAACACGGTTTTATAACCGGACTAATTAACGTTCGTGCCGATCTCACTTACCAAAAAGGAATCGAGCGGTACTGGTCTCGCCAGACACGCTTCGACTACTTTTATCCCGCCCTGGGACACCTGGGCGAAATGGCGGTCCTGAATAAGGAGCTGTTCCAATCAGCTGACCCGCTCATCGATGACGCCGTTTTCGGCTATCAGGAGGCATGGGCCGACTATCGATACATCCCGTCAAAAATTACCGGGTTATTTCGGTCTTCTGATCCGGCATCCCTCGACGTCTGGCATCTTGCCCAAGACTTCCTCACTCTCCCGGCACTAAATTCAATCTTCATCCGGGAAAACGTTCCGATGGACCGCGTTCTCGCGTTGCCATCCGAGCCGGACTTCCTGCTCGACGTCTACTTTAAAATCCGCGCCGCTCGTCCGCTGCCGTTGTACGGCACTCCGGGATTAATGGATCACTTCTAATGGCCGATCCATACCATGTAAATGCCGGGGGAATCTTTTCTCCCGGCCCTGCCCCGCCGACCACGGCAAAATCCGGAGGCTTTTCGTCAGTCGCCAAATTCTTATCGAATCCAATTACTGGCGGCGTCGCTTCTCTCATCGGGGGCATATTCCAAAACAAAGCAAATAAAAAAATGGCGCGCGAACAAATGGCGTTCCAAGAACGCATGAGCAATACCGCTTACCAGCGCGCCGCAAAAGATCTCGAAGCTGCCGGCTTAAATCGCATACTCGCGTTAGGCTCGCCGGCGTCTTCCCCAGGTGGGCAAACTGCAAGAATGGAAAATATCGCCACACCTGCGGTTAACACCGCAATGTCTCTTAGAAGACAAGCTGCTGATCTCTCACTTATCGAAGCTCAGACCGGCAAAACACATGCCGAAACTGAAAATCTCGCTCGAACTGGCGGTCAAATTACCGCCTCAACACAATTATCAATAATCCAAACCGCGCTCGCCGCGAAAAATGCTCAACGAGCAACTGCGGAAATCGCGAAGCTCGGCGTAGACACCGTTCACGCCCAAATGATTTACGACATGTTCCAAAACACACCTGGGCTTCTCGAAGCCCAATACTCAAAACCAGTCTTAGACTGGATCAAAACATTCGGCGCCGGCATCATGACCGCCGCCGGAATAATCGCGCTACGTCGCCTCCCAATCCCGCCTAAAATGCGGGCTGCAATCGTCGACAAACTCCGACGCATCGGAAAAGTAAAACGCTAATGACAAGAAACGAAACAAAAAAAGCAACGGCGCAGACGGATGCGTTAGAGCAGAGCGTCGTAGAACAAAGCTCTACTCGCCGCGCGAACGGCTCGCGACGTTTATCTATCTCAAACAACGAACCGTCATTGACGCAGCAACACTTCAAAGCGTCAGTCGACGTCAACAACATCGTGCGCAATTACGCACGAACCGGGATCGATCCATACGAATCCCGCAAGCATGAAATGCGCTTTTCGGACCAAACCGAAAAATCCTACACTGAGGCCCTCTTCCAGGTGGCCGAAATCGACTCTGCATTCGCAGAATTGCCGGCAGAAATCCGGCAAACCTTCTCAAACGACCCGAGCCAGT